GGCGTCGAGTGCCACCATGTAGACAGATTCGGCATGGACCTGTGGTGCAGGTTGCCGAACGAGCGGCTTGTCACCGTCGAAGTTAAAACCTCCACAGAGGCTCGCCGTCGCGGAGCCCATCGTCCCACCTACTTATTCACCACAAACAGTCGCAATGCTGACTGGTACGCCTTCGTCGCTCTGGATATTGAGCAGGTCTTGTTCGTGCCCATGCACGAGGTGACAGCGATGACGCTGCGTGTCAAACCCCGCGACTTCACGGCAGAGCGGTGCGTGGAGTCCGTAGAGCGCTTCTTGGGGAAAAAGACCCCCGCCGAAGCGGGGGCAAGAGAGGAGAACAACAGTCGGGAGAAGACTGTCCTAGCTAAAGTATCATAGGACCCGCCAGAAGCGAACCCCGAACATACCATTCTCCACTCGGGGAAGTGCCTTTATCTTCATAGACTTGCGGCTCGTTATCTCCCGCACCTGCTTCTTCGTTTCCTCCACGTCTATGCACGGGATGAAGACAGAACGTCCTACAGAGAACTTGTTCCAATCTACAACTATCCGTGCGCCATCGGCGCATACATCGTCAATCTTTAACCGTATAGCCATCGTCTTTGTCGTAGCTCTCGGGCAACGTGACCACGATTGAATCCTGAGGTGGCGTATCGTAGGACGTGCCCTTGTTGTAGCGAATCTTCATGCGCTTGCCACCCATCTGCTTCATAAGCTCCTGAGTAATGGTCTGGTAGTTGAGCTGCTGGTCCGCACACCACTTGCGAAACACTTTCGGCATAATGCAGAACCTGCGCACGTCGGTCTCGTAGCGCCCTGCCAAGATGTGCCGTGGCGATGCTTCCGGCATAACCCGTTGTAGCTGCTTCACCCCCTCACTGTCCTCACCCTTGCTGGTACGCCGATCCTCGGTGCTCTTGATGCGCAGGATGCTGTCATGGTGGTCGTTCATGTACTGGCCGACAATCTCGACAATCTCGTAGGTCATCTCCTGCGATGCCTTGAGGTTGGTCCGCAGCATGGCGATTATCCACTGGAACATAGCCTTGGAGTCGTAGTCCAAGAGGCCTAGCTTCCTACAGAACACCAAAGCCGCTAGCACCCTGGCGCAGCCCTCAGACCAGAATCGGTTCTCTGCGGTTAGCCCCACCTGCGTGTCGATACGCGTCTGTATGGTGTCCACTAGCGCGTTAATCTGCTCCCTGTGCTGCATGTAGTAGCGCACAAAGACGATCCCTGCATGGCCGTAGTGGACCTCTACGCTCTTCGCAAACTTATCCGTCAGCGCCTTTTCCGAGGTCTTCGTGAAGAACCGCTCCGCCCTGATCTCTAGCACCCGCTGCGCCTCTGCCTGCCCCATGGCCTTAGCCATAGCTACCTTCTCGTGAAAGCTCACGTTACCGGTCGTAACAGCCATCAGCTTCCACTCTTCGCCCCGGTGCCGTAGCTCGTTAGCACCTTGCTTCATGCGGTCTTTCTGCTGGCCCCCGGCGAACTGATAGGCAATCTCCGACATAGCGTCAGGAGACATGTTGGTGATCTCGTCGAGGTACATGGGGATGTTGTGGTAAATCTCCCCGCGCATCATCTTGGCGTTGATGGTATCGGTGCGGTGCATGATGAGACTCTTAGGCCTACCCCATGCGCCAGCAGCCACCAGCATAGCTGTGGTCTTCCCTAGCCCCGACTCCTTACTCCAGATGTGCGTAGCTACAGCGTTGACGCTTGACGACTCCATCATCACGGAGGCAAAACTTGTTAATACGATGTACTGGTGCAGCTCCATGCCGGGCTTGTTGAAGAAGTTGGCCGTGTTGACCCACCCCTGCAGGGTGCCCTTGCTGCGGAATGCCGGAAACATTGACCCGGTAGTGGCACTCGGTGCGTTGTGGTCGGTGCGGTCTGGGAATATCTCCTTGTCACCAATGACAAAGGAAGAGCAGTTTTCGTCGGTCCACCCAAACTGCCGCCGTGCCATATCTGCTTGCGTCGTTAGCTGAAGTTCATCGATCCAAGTTTTCATATACTTTACGATCCCATCCATGTTGGTCATGAAGACGCCCCTACGGGCCATCGCTCTTTTGAACTCGTCTCGGGATATGGCTACCTGCAGAGGCACGGTGAACTCCCGCACCCCATCCATGGGCATGTGTAGCCGCATCACGATGCACTCGCCAAGCTCTGGGTCGTCTAGGCGCCGTGTGGCGTACAAATCGTTGATATAAACCAGCTTGTCTTCTTCGATGCCGTCATCGTCCTCAGAGCGGATATAGACGCCACCGTTGGCACCACGGAAATATGGGGCCGGATACTTCGGAATCACTATCTCTTCAGAGGTGTCGTTCCCGTCGGCTTCAGGCTGCACCACCGTGGCAGATACAGGGTCTTTGTGCTCCCGTATCCGGTTGCCAAGGGTTATGGGTGAGCGTATCTGTTCAAAGTTTGGGCACCCAACACAGATGCCGGGGTTGTACTCGTTGAAGCTGCTGCACAGGTACGGCCCCTTGATACGTTCCAGCTTGTCTTCAGTTTCGGCGGGGTCATAGTCCGGGTGCCCCTTAGACATCAGGTGAGCTACCTGCGTCCCCTCCTTCGTAAACTTGGCGATAGACAGCCCGGCTCGCCACAGCGGCTCGTCTACCTTGTCTTGGTGTCTCAGTATGTACTTGAGCTGATCGCAGCCTTTCCCGGCTTTGGTCTTCAGCATGATGGTCTTGAACGAGGACTCCCGGTTCCCCGTCAGTGCGTTCATCAGTGCGTTGGCTTCGACAGGACGCTTCTTGCCCATGTTCGGGACATAGACATCCAACTTCGCCGAAAGTGCCTCCATGCTAATTGGTTGTACAAACTCCTTGCCCAGTACCTGCACCGGGAGCGGGTCGCCCTTGTGATTGTGCGTACCTGGGACTCGGAGCACCCGAGCTACGTCGGCGGTCACCGCCGGGTCAGCGTCTAGCTTCTTGACCTCACAGGCCTTCTTCAAGCGTTCGGCTACGCCACGCCACTGCGCCGGGTCTACCGGAGCGTCAAGAAACCAATAGGCATGGATACCACGGCCTGAGTTAACGAGCTGCGGCTTGGATAGGTCTAGCTGCTTACAGAACCGCTGCAGAGCCTTGAGTGCCTCACCCTGCGTCGGATAGGCCTTACCCTTACCGCAGTCCAGATCGAGGAAAAATGATTGCAACGCTACCGCATTGTCCACCTTGCGACGGTCCTCAGGGCCATAGGTTGCCAGCCCATAAAATACGTCGTAGTCCTCGTCGTCTAACTCGTTTGCCCTAACTACCAGATCGTCGATGGAGGTGTGGAACTCCTGCTTGATGCGCTCATCAGACTTACGAGCTGCAAAGATGCAGTAGCGTCCATCTCCCCCCAATACACGCTGCAAAAATTGTCTTGTGTCCATATCCCACCTGATTGATAGAGACACCGCGACAGGGGCGCTGCAGTACCCTTTTCGGCGTTAACCTAGTCGCGGCGTTGGGGGACTCTTAGTCGTCCCAGAACGAGTCAACGATGTCTGCAAGGTCAGCATCGTCCGCCGGGGGCGGCTCCGCCTTCTTCCTCGCTTTCTTCGGCTCGCTTACGACTTCCTCCGCTGCCTCTACCTCGACTTCAGGCTCGGGCTCCTCTGCCTCGATGGCATTGGCACGGGGCTTTGCTGCGGGCTTGGGGGCTTCCTTAACTTCTACCTTCTGCACCCCATCGGTCTGAGCTACGGTCATGGTCACGGCCCGCTTCGTGTCCTCATGCTCGCGCATCTCAAGAGCTTTTTCTAGCTCCTCATCGGTCAGGGGGCGTACGGGCTTGAAGAACAGCTTGGGCACTTCGCTGTTTTCGTCGAAGTACATCTCCGTTACGAGCGCCACAGCGGGCATATCGTTAGCACGGAGGAACTTCGCATAGGCCTGCATCGGCATCTTGTTGTCCTTCGCTTCGCCAAAGATAGACGTAGCGGGGAGCTGGAGCTGATACACCTCACCAAGTTTCTGCGGGAAGGCAATAGCCAGACGCTGCGAGAAACGACACGCACGGCCTTGACCAGCACCGGAACCCTTCACGTTCTGCGGGCAGTCCATGCACTTGCTAGCTTGGCGCTGATCTTCCGGCACGTCAGGGGACGGCACGTTGGTATCAGCCGACCAGCACACGGGCGGCTCAGGGTTTTTGGGATCATAAGTCCCTTCGTAGTAGGTCCGAGCGATCTTGGCTGCGTCGATGATGACGATTTCCATGGAGTCGTTCTTGCTGACCCGCATCTCTTCGCCGTTGACCACCTGACGAAACTTGCCACCACGCAGACTGATTCGGCGATTCGTTGCACCGCCACCACCGCTGCCACCGGCAAGGTTGTCGTTCAGGTCCTTCAGCTTGGCGAACATGTCGCTGCTGACAAGGGCGTTGCCCTTAAACATCTCCATATCATTGCTCACTAGCGTTCTCCTTAAAGGTCGTCATCAGCGTCAAAGGGAAGCAGCTCTTGCTCCTCTTCAACTACAGACTCTTCGATTACAGGCTCTACGGCCTGCTGCACGGGTGCTTCTTCGGGCATTGGCTCACCTGTCTTCGCTGCCCTGCGACGAGCGTTCTCGTCGAAGAAGTGTTGCTCGATCTCCGCCAGCATGAAGCGGTAAGCGGTCCCGACCTTGACGTACAGGTTCGGCGGGATTTTGTGCTTCCGCATCCACAGGCGCACCGTGGGAACTGATACAGAGAAATGCTCTGCCAGCTCAGTGGACGAAACATACTTCGGTTGCATACAAGCTCCTTACTTTTTGCGGACAGCTACGGTGTATTCCGTTTCCGCGTTCAATCCCGGCGGGATCAGGTCAGGGTTTTCCTCCAAGAACTGCTTCACGTTGGTCTGATTCAGACGCTTGTCAAAGAACTCAGGGACTCGGTGCTCCATAACGAAGTCGTACATAGAGGTCCAGTCGCTAGTCCAGTAACGGCGCTTGATCGTCCGGTAAAACACGCCCTCGGTGGTCTTTACGCTCTCGACGTTGTGCTCCTTGCAGTGGTTCAGCAGGGCTTCTTTGATCTTGTCCTGCTTCTCCAGCAGCGCTCCGTCTTGAGCTTTGAACTCGGCGGACAACTCACTACGCTTGTTGCGTATAGCGATGTACGCCTTCACCAGCTTCTCTAGTGGTATCTGTTGCATCGGGGTTCTCCTCTCAAGAGACCCTTACATTAAATGCTATCTTCTACTTAGTCAAGCAATTCTTTGTACAAATCGATCATCTTCGTGTGAACATCAATACGTCCATCTAATAACTTATATACACGACGCTCTACGTCCGAGCCCTGTAGCTGTACCACGAGGCAGGGGTGTTTCTGTCCCGAACGGTGTACCCGAGCATTGGCCTGGGCATAGGTCTCCAAGGAACTCGTCGGGCCCCACCAGACCACCGTGTTAGCGGCTGTGAGTGTCACCCCGTGCGCTGCGGCTCGTGGCTGGATAATCAGCACCCGAGGGTCTTTCTGCTCCTGAAACCGCTTGAATATCTCGGTGCGCTTTTTGGCTGGCACGTCGCCATAGATCACGTCGCTCGTAATGCCGTCCTTCTTGAAGCGTTCTGACAGCAAGTTAATGACGTGGCGGAAGGGCACAAACACCAGAACTTTCTGGCTGGCCTCGTCGATGACTTCTTTCAGGATGTTGTAGCGGTTCTTGATGTCGAACTCTAAGGTCTCGTTGTCGTCGCTGTAGACCGCCCCGCAACTGATCTGCATGAGCTTGTTCATCATCACCGCTGCGTTAGCTGCCGTGATCTCCTCGCCGTCCGCCTGCATGACCATGCGGCTCTTCAGCATGTCGTAATACTTCTTCTGCTGGGCTGTGAGAGGCACTTCGCGCTTAACGTACGTCATGTCCGGCAGGTCAAGGCACTGCTCTTTGGTGAAGCGTATGGCTGGCTGCAATGCCTTAAAGACAATATCGGTAGCCTCTGGGCGCGGCGCCCACTTGAACTGGGTGACTTTGTACATAACCTGTTCGCGGAACGTACCGAAAAACCGGGGCACTTCTTTCGGGTTCACCAGCTTGGCTAGGCCGTAAGCGTCGAGGGGCGACTGAGCGGCAGGCGTACCGGTCATCATCCAAAGCCAAGTCTCTGGCTTCAACAACTTGCTCAGGGTCTTCCAGCGCTTGGTCTGGGGGTTCTTATAATGTGTCGCCTCGTCCACGATGATGAGGTCAAACCCGCTGTTCGCGATGGCGTCGGCAACGATCTCCACGCCGTCGTAGTTAATTACCACGAAGTCCGCATCACCCTCGATGATCTGCTGCCGCTTGTCCTTGGCGCCATAGGCGATGTCTACGGTACGGTGCATGGCGAAGGTAAACAGGTCCGCCCGCCACGCCGAATCCATAATCGACAAGGGGCAGATGACCAACGCCCGGTTGACCTTGCCTTGCTTCATCAGGAAGTCCGCCGCCCAGATAGCTGAGGCAGTCTTGCCCGTGCCCTGCTCGTTGAAGCAGAACGCCCGCTTGTGCAGGGTCAGGAACGCCGCCGTGGTCTTCTGGTGCGCAAAAGGTGCGTGTTGCCCCGACCACTCGTAGCGCCCTTCAATGGGCGAGGGGGCCTTGATATTCAGGTTTTTCAGCACCTGAACTTCCTCGATGCCCCAGTTAATAACTACCCTGCCGTCTCCCACAGCCTTGCTCTTCGGAATCACCGTAGTGATCTGCTCCGGGTTGTTAGTCCGAAACACTAGCGCCTTGTTCTTAACAACTTGCATACTACCTCTTTGGTTTTGGCCCTTTCTTTTGGTAGTTACGGCTGCGGTTCTTGGCACGGCTCTCGATCTTCACGCCGTCCTTGTTGCTGCCGCCACGGCTGAGAGGCTTGTTGTGACTAACATCCTTGCCCTCACGCTTGTCAGCTTTACCGTTCTTGTTTTTGTCCACACCGTTCTTGTCGATGGCTCGCCGCGCACGTTGGCGCTCCATGCGGTTCTCATGCTCACCGCGAGCAACTTGTTGCTGGTACTCGCGTTTATATGGTCTTGGCTTGTTAACGTAGGGCATAGTCAGTCACCTTTTTGCACCAGTTAATGTATTCCTGTATGTCCATATCCACTCGTAACCTATTTAATGCTGCACATACTAGCTGTATGTTACCTTCCGCGTACGGACCTTTAGGGTCTATGCGGTCTATGCTAGCGTTAGTACCACACCGCTTCCCCCGCTCTAGCTGGCAGGTGAGAACTTCCCCGCTTAATGCGCACCGGCCACCTTGTGTATCTTTTATCCGTAACAAAAGGTCTACAGATAAGTTTTGCCTGTGCTTTTGCCTGCACAATCGGTTGAAGTACCGCGCCCAATTACCACTAATCGCTTTGTACTGCCCGGCAGTGGACATACATCCACCCTCTTCATAAGTGCTTTTCTTCCTGCATTTGCCCCCGCAGTATTTCTGGTTATTAACTTTGGGAGTAAATTGCTTCCCGCATACTGCGCAATCTTTGTCGGGGATTGTGAACTGACCCTTAGGCATCTCACTTCCTCCCGTTATGGGGACACTCAAGCACCACACAGTGGCGACGACACAGCCCGCTTGGATTAGGGTTCCACACGTCTAGCTCAAACGTCTTCTTCATACGTTCGAAGTCCGACAGCCACTTAGCCCACAGCTTAGGCTCCTGACTGCGCTCGTAGCTGTCCTTAATCATCTTCTTCGCGATGGCAAACAGCAGCCCACCTCGGACCTTCTGCACCTGCGGGAAGTGCTTGAACACCGCAAGTGCCATCAACTCTAGCTGTCCGGTGTCGGCGTAGCGCGTGTTTCGCCCGGTCTTGTAGTCGATCACCCACGCCGTCTCACCGTCTAAGATGATGAGGTCAGCGATGCCACGGAACCACACGTTTTCGTCCTTGAACTTACAGGGCTGCAGGTCTTCCGTCAGCCCCAGCTCGTACTCGCACAGCTTGATCCCCGGCTTCGCCCGTAGCGCTTCCAGCATGGGCCGTGCAAACTCAAACTTCGGGTCTAGCTCCGCACCGTCCCGCAAGTACAACTCACAAGCCTCGTGAAACAGGGTGCCGTACAGCATGGCCTCCGTTTCCGGCTCCGTGTAATCCTTAGCCACCTTGAGGTGGTAGAACTGCTTCGGGCACTTCTCAAAGGCTTTGATCTTGCTGAACGACCACGGAGCTACACTCATCCACACTCACCATAACTTGTTCCGGTGCCGGACTCGCAGTCGATGGGTAGGCCTTTGGCCCAGTCGGGAACCCAACGCATGCAAGCCTCGACATAGGCCTGCGCCTCGTCAACTTCGCGCTCAGGTACACAACATACTATGGAGTCGTGAACGGTGAGCACCACCCGATACCGCTTGCTGATTCGCAGCATCTGCTCACCGATAATACACCGTGCAACACCCTGGCAGACGTTCTCCGTTACTTTTCCACCATAGATGCGGGTGCGGCCTCGTCGAGTTTTGTAGCTGTACTCGGGACCCTTGTCCCCCTGCTCAAAGTCTAGCTCGTCGTAGCGCATCAACAGGCCTGAGGGTAGCTCAATGGCCGACTCCTCACCGCGAAACTTCAGCAGGCCGTTGACCCCCAGCTCCGATGACTCGCCACGTTGCAGGCCTTCAAGGGCTCTTTGCGCCTCGCGCCAGAACTGGCTAATCCGCCAGTTAGTCTCCCGATATACCTGAATAACCCGGCGGCACTCATCGAGGTCCATGTCATAGCCAAAGGTCTTAAGCTGAGCCTGAAACTTCACAGCGCCCATGCCGTACCCCGCACCGAGAATCGTGGTCTTGCCCACGAACCGCTCGTCCTTGTCGATCTCGTCAACAGCTTTACCGTAGATGCTGGAGGCCATGATCTTGTACACGTCCTCTTTGTTGAAGAACGCAGTAACAAGCTCGTCCTGCTCGGCCAACCACGCTAGTACCCGCGCTTCGATCTGCGAGGAGTCGGCGTCGATCAACAGGTGCCCCGGCGGTGCTATGATGCTGCCCTTCAACTTCTTAGCATTAGGTCCACGGGACGGTAGGTTCTGCATGTTGATCTTGTCATCACCACCCCAGCGCCCTGTATGAGCAGCGTAGTACCGCACCGGGACAGGCAGCAGGCCCCGCTTGGCGATGTCGATGAACCGCTGAGTGCGCGTCTCCTCCAAGGTACTTTTTGTGCCCAAACGCGCCGTCACAAGAGCTTGGACGCGATCATCTTCGTGTTCTTGCAGCGCCTTGAACTCTTCATCTGACTTGGCGAAGGCGTAGGTCTGCTTACCCGTGGTCAGGCTGGTCTTCATGGGGGGCTCTACGCTAAGGGCCCGGAGCAGCTCGGCGAACTTCGGGTTGCTCATCAGCTCTTTCTTATCGACACCGACACTTGCCAGCAGCTCGTCCTTCCGCTGCTTCACCTCCATAAGATGTTGCTCTAAGAGGCCGAGGTCGAGGTCCAGGGTCGGCTCGATGAACATGCGCAGGGTGAGGTCAATGAGCTTCAGCTCCGTCTTCGGGAAGCCTTTGCCCATGAGCTTGAAGAGTTTGTAGGTGAGGTCCACGTCATTGACGCAGTAGTCCCCGTAACGCCCTAGCTCGTCGGGGGTGAAGTCCTCTCGCCGCTTTCCTTTGGCGTTAAGAACTTCGGTCCCCTTCTCACCGATGCCGTAGCGTTCGGCCAGTGCTTTGAGGCTTCCACCCACTTCCACACCGTGTAGAGCCCGGCCCATGCACAGAGTGTCAAGCCACAGCTTAGGGCGAATACCAAAACACCAAGATAGTATAGCCCCGTCAAACATAGTGTTATGGGCCAGGACCGCAGAGCTTTCCCAGTCAAACTTCTTAAGGTAACGCTCCATCTGCTCTGGTGTGCCACTCGCCCACTCCGTCTCACCGTCGTTGACCTTGACCCCCAGCCCGATAACTTCGAACTGGGGATCGCGGACGTACTCCTCCGTGGTGAGCTTGCTAAGAGAGAAGTCCTGACTATAGAACGTCTCAAAGTCCACGGTTATTAAGTCCATCATCACTCCCCAGAGTTAGACAAGTCTTCTGCTAACTTCATGAGGTGATGAGCGGCCTTGCGAATGTCCATGTCACCGCCCTTGCTGCGCTCTCGGGCTAGGTACGCGATGACAACACCTTTCTGATAGCCACGGTATTCCGCAGGTGTGAGCCATGCTTTGAGGGCGTCCCAGGGCTGCACTTCCATCGTCCGGTAATGGTCCCCGCCCACCTGCATGGTAGAGGCTTCGGCGATGCTGAACGCGGGCTCTGCGCTAGGCAGAGAGTCAAGCGCGGTCTCGATGAAGTCACCCCAGTCGTCCGTCTTGGCGGGTTTCGGTTCCGCCTTCGGTGTTTTCTTCATAGGTTTAGCTGCCTTCTTGAGTTGTTGGTGCCCGAGCTTATGCTTGAGCTTGGACCGTGGTGATATGGCGTAGACGTAATTGGTGCTGCACTGACAGACCTTAGCGACTTCGTGCACGTCGGCCAGGGGGTTCTCACGAACGTATTTCAGCACCATCTTGCGCTTCGGCGATCTGCGTTTGATCTTGCGCTTCGGCTTCGATGCGGTTTCGGCGAGCGCCGTGGTAACCGTCGGTTGCGTTAGGTTAAAGGCCCGTTGCTCCATAATAGTTCTCCTAGTCACGCAGTTTAGATTTAACGTCGTCAAAGCCCTGCGTCTCGACCTTGGCGTCGTACCAACCGGCAAGCCACTCCATGCGGGAGCGAAGCTCGCCAATACCGTAAGGGTTGTTGTGCTCTTCGTCTTTCATGAAGAACGATGCCCTACCTTCCTTGTAGCAAGGCGATTCCTTGGGGTTCAGCATCC